GAAAGACACAATGTATTTAGAAGTTCCAAAGGAATATCAAAGCAGGGAAGGAATACTCAAATATATAAAGGAATCAGTAAAAGATTCAGTAAGTATTGATGATGTTTCATTTGAAATTTTGGATTAAAGAGGGTTGAAGTAATGTTATTTATAGATAATATTCCTATATTAACAACAGTAGAAGAAGTAATAAACGACTTAAAGATAGAGTTTGCAAATAGCAATATAAGAATATTTGAAAAAGTAAATAACAGAAACAGTAATTATATTATGGTTAGTTGCTGTTTCCATGAGAATAGAAATCAGCCTGATTTAATGATTAGTAAGTTTACTACCGACAAGCATGAAGCAGGATTTTTTTATTGCTTTGGGTGTAAAGCAAAAGGAACATTACCTGAACTTATTAGTCATTTATATGGTAAAAAAGATAATGGAGAGTTTGGCAAAAGCTATTTATTAAATAGATACTCAAATTATGAAATAGAAAATAGAGAAGGAATGATGCACAAATTAAGTATTCCTGTAAAGACAAGTGTAAAAGAAAAAGAAGTAGAAAAACAACCCTATATAACAGAAGAACAGCTAGACAAGTACAGGTATACACATCCATATCTATATAAACGTGGATTAACAGATGATGATATCTATAAATATGATTTAGGCTATGACAATAATAATATTTTTGGAAAGTGCATTGTATTTCCAATTCGTAATGAAGCAGGAAAATGTGTTTCTTTAGGTAGAAGAACTATCTATAGTAAGCATTATTACTATCCAAAAGATTTTAGTAAGGGTGATTATTTGTATGGATATTATGAGATGAAAAAGCAATATCCATCTACCAATGAAATATATGTATGTGAAAGTGTATTTAATTTATATACACTAAACAGACTAGGATTTCCAACAGTAGCATTGTTAGGTACAGGAACAAGTAAACAAGCGGATATATTAAAGAAACTACCATATAGAAAAGTAGTATTAGCTTTGGATAGTGATGAAGCAGGTGAAGTTGGTTGTAATAAATTAAGGAAAAAACTATGCTGTAATAAAATAGTAAAAAGACTAAAGGTGCTTGATAAAACAAAAGACTTTAACGACTTATCTTTTTGCAAGACAAAAGAAGAGTTGTTATCTCAATGTGTGGCACTGTAACATATTTCTAATTTAATTTTAAGAAATAAAGTGTTGACATGGCTATGGGAATTTGGTATACTAATACCTGTAAAGAGGAACACGCAATAAGGCATGTTAAATAAAAAGTCGTGTATGAAACACGCAAGGACAAAGAAAGGAGAGCTAAAAATGGCTCGTATTAATCTCACAGAAATGCTCAATCATGAAAAAGAAACACAGGAGAATCGTGGAAGAAAGTTTGCTCGTAACTTCTACTTTAAGAAGAATGGGAGGAATAATGCTCTTGTAAAGTTCCTTCTCAACAGCACAGAAGATATTCCTGTATTTACTACACACACCATTCAAAAGATTAGTAAGAGTGGTAAGAGGTTCTTTCAAGAAGTTGATTGCATGGGAGAGGATTGCCCGCTTTGCAATTATGCAATCAATAATCCGAATGGCACAGTGAGCTTCAAACATGATAAGATTGTTATTCCTCTTGTAAACTTTACGGCAGTTGATAAAGATGGGAATGTAGCACCTGCTGTAGAGTATTGGACGAGGAGCGCAGGATTCTTTAGTTCAACAATCCTTCCTTTTGCAGAGCGATTCAATTTTGGGGGATATATTGAGATTCAGAAGAACGGTTCGGGTAAGCAGACAACATATACTCTCTATCCAGTAGAGGATAAGTTTGAAGGTCGTCCGCTTGAACCAGTAAAGAGTGTTGATGAATATCTTTCAATGTATAATACAGACATTGAATCAGACCTTAAATCTATTGTACAATCTCTTTCAGATAATGAGCTTTCAGCCATCATTGGTGGAAGCGCAGGAGATGAAGTGCCATTCACGGAATCGGGAAATGAAGTTCCTGTACGTAGAAACACACATGGATTCTAATATAAAAAGGGAAGAGGTAGATATTTTTGGAAACACAATTTTATCAACATGTAGAACGTCTTGATAACGATGAAGTTGATGGTATCCTTGACGGCGAAGTATATATTTATACTAAGCTCGATGGAACTAATGCAGGCGTTCATTACGATAATGGTAAGGTCATCGTAAACAGCCGTAAAAGAGAGCTGTCAGAAGACAAAGATAATGCTGGATGTATGGCTTACGTATTGTCTCTGCCGAAATTTGAGCAGTTCTTCAAGGAGTTTCCGAATCTCTATCTTTACGGAGAATTTCTTGTAAAGCAGAGCATCAGAACTTATAAAGATTCTGCTTGGAGAAAGCTGTATGTATTCGATGTGGTAGACTACAGTAATCCAGAGAATCCACGATATCTATCTTATGAGGAGTATGAGCCACTTCTTAAGAAGTATAATATCGAATATGTTCCATTGATTGCCGTATTAAACCATCCATCAAAAGAAGATATTTTACCTTATCTTGATAAAACAACGTTTCTTCAGTCTGACAGCAAAACCCCCGGCGAAGGACTTGTCATTAAACGTTATGATGGATGGAAGAATAAGTACGGTCGTACCACATGGGCAAAAATCGTACGTAAAGAGTTCATAGTATCAAAAAAGACTCATCGAGAAGTTTCTCAAAATGAAATCGAAGAATCAATCGTAGAAAAATTCTGCACTGATGCTTTTATCGAAAAAGAGCTTGCTAAGATTCTAGAAGATGTCGGAGACGATAATTGGGATAACAAATATATCGGTAGATGTCTTAATAGCGTCTATCATGAGCTTATTTCGGAAGAAGCATGGCACTTCGTAAAGAAATTTAAGAATCCAAAGATAGATTTTGGTATTCTTAATGTATTGGTAGCAGAAAAAACGAAAAATGTTATGCACGATTTTTTTAAGACACACGGAATAACACTTCCGTTTTGAGTAATTAACTTTTCGAGTAGGTCGCTCCAATTCATTATATGATTGTATATGGTTGTCGCAAAAAAGCTGTATTAATTCCGACAAGCTGAAAATTGGCAAAGAAAAGAATTAGACCCTTTCTTTGCCAATTTTTATTGAAAGCACCGTAAAACCCATAGCTTCAGCTATGGAGAGTGTCAAATTTAGAGAGAGGTCATGCTATTATGTTAGATTTTGTGTATGTTGTTACATTTGAGTATGAAGATGAATTTGAAGTAGTTGGAGCGGCTAGAACACGAAAAGATGCAGAAGAATATATTGAAAAGATTATTCTTACGTTGCCGTTAAGGAATAATACAGAGGAAAGGGAAGATAAAAATAACTATTACATCACAGGAGCACATTTGTATAAAGACAAACTTCAACAGGCATTAGATAATATGTAATAAAAAAATAGTAAAAGAAAGGAAAGAAAAGGAGAATCTACATTGGTATTATTCAAGATGCAAGAAAGACCATTACCTAATGTTGCAAATATAGTTGCAAAAATTAGAGAAGAAGAAACCAATAAGTCAAAGATTTCTGTAAAGAAAGGAACATTACTTAATAAGCTAAAAGAAATTGAGTTGAATGTAAAAAATAATCTTGGTGATTATCATCCAATTCTTTTAGACAGTAATGAGAAGTGGATTGAATACTGTAATAATATCCATGAAAACGAAATTGTTTCTCTTGATACAGAAACAAGCGGGTTATCATTCAAAGACCAGACAGAAGGACTAGCAGGTGTATGTATCAAAAGTATTGGACAAACAGAAGCCTATGCCCCTGTTGGACATATCAGTAGTATAACAGAACAACCATTAAACAATCAGGTAAGTAAAGAAAGCATAAAACAAGGCTTTGACATTATGAATAAAAAGCATTGTAGATATGTATTTCATAATGCTTACTATGACTTGATTGTATTGAAAGCTGTTTTAGGATATTTCCCTAAAGTATATTGGGATACGCTTGTAGCGGCGGCAATACTAAATGAAAATGAACCACATAGCTTGAAAGTTCTATATGATAAGTATGTTATGGAAGGTAAAGCAGGAGTACATAAGTTTGCTGAGTTATTTGATGGTATTCCTTTCAACAGAATCAGTCCTAAGATTGGTTATTATTATTCAGCACATGACTGTTTAATGACAGAACAGCTATATTTATTCCAAAAACCATATCTAACAG